CATGGAATGTGTGCAAGCACCGGAGGAAGTAGAGTTGCCAACCTATAAGGCATTGCGGGAGTTGCCTCCAGCAGAAATTATGCCTGTGGTTGCAGTGTACCAGTTTGCAGACTTAACTGGACAACGCAAAGAATCAGAAAGCATAGCACTGTTTAGTTCTGCAGTCACACAAGGTGCGCACAACTTGCTTATAGACAGTCTCAAAGCTGCCGGAGCAGGGGACACTGGAAACGGCACTTGGTTCAGAGTTGTAGAACGTGGCATAGGATTGGATAATTTAGTCAGGGAAAGACAGATAATAAGATCCACAAGACAGGAGCATAACGAAGGTAAACCCATGGAGCCCTTGCTATTTGCAGGTATACTATTTGAAGGTGGCATCGTGGGTTATGACAGTAACATAGAGACAGGGGGCGATGGCGCAAGATGGATGGGCATTGGCGGGGTTACACAATTCAGAAGAGACAGTGTAACTGTAAGCCTAAGAGCAATTAGCACACTCACAGGAGAGGTTTTAATGAATGTCCAGACTCACAAGAGTATCTTAAGTGTGGGTATGGGCGCGGATGTATTCAGGTTTTTGGACATGGATACTAAACTTTTGGAATTAGAGACCGGTATTAGTTACAACGAGAGTACAACCTGGGCTGTTAGAGCAGCAATAGAAGCTGCTGTTTTAGCCATGATTGAGCAAGGGGACACTCGCGGATACTGGAAAATAGATCGTTCCATGGGAAATTACGACGAAGATTTTGGTGGTGATTTCGGCATAGAACTTTATGAGGAGGAAATATAATGAAATACATTATTTGGCTTTTGGCATTGTCAAGTTCTCTGGTTTTTGCTCAGGGAGCAAGCGACAATGAAATTTTAATCACACAATCTGGTGATAATCTTACCTTAACCATCGATCAAAATGGTTATGGTAACAAGATATCAGGTGATTCTACACAATCCACAGATCTTACTCTGACTGGTAGTAGTATGACTCTGAATATTGATCAGATTGGTAACAGCAACAAGCTCTATGGGAGTGCTACATCTGATAGCAGTACCTATAACATTACATTTACTGGTGACAGCAACACCTATGATTGGTTAATTGGCAATCTGGGTAGTAGTGATTCATCTACTTTTGATATTGATGTTACTGGTGACAGCAATACCTGGGATATTGATCAGGGTAGTGTTACAAGTGCGGAAAGATTAGATTTAGATCTCACACTCATAGGTAGCAGTAATGCATTTAATATTGATGTGGAAGTTGATGACGCAGTTTGGAATTGGGATGTTACTGGTAGCAGTAATGATGTGCTTACTAGCCAAACAGATGGCGCCTATCATGAAATTAACATGACTTATGATGGCGACAGTGGCGACATTGACATTATTCAAAGTTCAGGTACATGTGCAACAGGTATTACCAGTTGTTTCAGTGTAACAACCATGGATGTAACATCAGACAATGCTGTTATCACAATTAATCAGACTGATTAAACTATGTTTGATACCTGGAATTGCATTAGCTAATATTGGAGAGGTTTCAGATCTCAATGGTATTCCAGCACAAATTGAAAGAGCCACTGGCGATCAATTAGTCGCAGGACTTCAGACAAACATACAAAGCATGGATCAGGTTGAGACTACCAATGGTAGACTCAAAATTGCCTTTGTGGATGAAACTGAAGTTAGTCTGACTGAGCATACCTATTTGGAGATTGATGAGTATGTTTTTGACCCAGATCCTGATAAAAGTCGTATGGCGCTTAGTTTTGCTCAGGGCACTGCTAGATTTGCTACTGGAAAGCTGGGTTTAGTCCCCAGGGAAAACATTAGCATACAAACACCCACGGCTACCATAGGTATCAGAGGTACTGATTTTACAGCCACAGTTGATGAACTGGGTCGCAGTTTGGTTATACTATTACCGGATGCAAATTGTCTGGATGCTCGTAGATTGGAAGCTGGATGCATACCCAGTGGAGTTATCAATGTCACCAATAGTGGAGGCACTGTAACCTTGGATCAAGCCTATCAAGCTGTTATGGTAAGCACTCAGGAAACAGCACCATCACAGCCTGTGATACTGGAAAATATTACTGTAAACATGATCAATAATATGTTTATTGTTAGCGAGCCCAAGGAAATTGTAGAACAGCAGGAATCTGAACAAACTACCGGAAACGATTTGTTAGATTTTGAGGGTTTAGACGAGGATTTTTTGGAAGAGGATCTGCTAGAATTGGACGATGATAATACTGTGGAGTTTAATGCTCTGGACATAGATTATCTGGGTGTAGACCTACTATCCGATTTATTGGACACTCTGGATTTAACAGTTGGAGACACTCTTGGTGAAGAATTGCTTGACGATAATCAAGGTGTCGCCAATATCACCGGCACTATTAATCCAGGATTTGATCCAGTCACTGGTTATAATACCATCATAGAAACTACCACAGTGTGGTTTTATCGTGATATGAATGGTGTTGTTAGTTTAAGGCTGGATGCCGCCGGAACATATCAGATCACAACACAGCCCGAAGGCAAAAACAGTTTGATTTGTGTTAATGGTTGTGGTGGTAGTACAATTTTTATCAAACAGGGGGGAGGATAATGAATAGATCATGGAGACCATGGGCTTTGACTATTTTAGCTATTCTTTGGTGTATTCCTGCATCTGCTGATAATTTGTTGCTAGTAGACCAAGTTGGTGACAATCTTAACTTTAATGTTACACAAAGTGGTAGTAACAATATTATCAAAAGTTTAGACTTGAATAGTGCTGGTAGTATAAACGGTGCCTACGAAACTGTGGATTTAGACATGATTGGTAACAGCAATAGCATAGGGATATGGACCAGTGGATATGACAAAGACACCATAGGATATATTTCAGGTAATAATAATCAACTGTTTTTGGACAATCATGGCAACTATGGTTATCTGAGTGCTACCATCACGGGAGATAGCAATTATGCCTGGCTTGAACATGGAAATACCAACAGTAATCAAAATAACACCATAACGCTTTTGCAATCTGGGGATAGTCACTATGCATATTTGGAATCCTTTAGTGGATCCAACAATGATATAGATGTTTATCAGGGAAACGGTCAGGATGATAATCATGCATATGTCATGGTAAATTCTGGTGGTGACAGCAATGATATTAAAGTTTGGCAAGGCAAACATGCTGACGGCACAACTGACTCTGATGAAACGGGTGATCACGAAGCATACTGGATTGTTACTGGTGACAGCAATACCTTAAGCAGTTATCAAACTGACACTAACAGAGGTGGCGGCGGTGGAGCAGGACACCATTTAGCAAATTATATCACAGGCAATAGCAATAATGTAAATCATACTCAGATGGGCAAAGCAGGGCATGACGGTTTTGTGGAAATTAACGGTGACACTAACAATGTGGATTTGTATCAGCGCGGTAACGGTGGAGTTAAATGGGCCGATGTTGTTCTGGATGGGGACGGCCACAGTGTGGATGTTGATCAAAGGGGGAGTAATAGTGCAACTGCCGCTATAGATTTAACCTATGGCTCTGGGGCATATGATTTTACACTTAATCAGAATGTAACATCTGCTGCTGGTAGTTACAACATAACTGGCATTTGTTACAACGCATCTGGGTGCACAATTACAGTAAATGGCAGCAATTAGATGAAATATTTATACAGTATATGGGCAGTATTTTTTACAATCTGCCTGTTGACATACACAAAAATATCAGACCCTGTTTTCATGCAGAGTCTGAGATCACAGACATTTGACAGACTACAATTAATGGACGAAGTCAAACACAGCTCAGAAGTTGTGATTGTTAATATAGGCGAACTTAGCCTCAAAGTATGGGGACAATGGCCATGGCCACGACAGAACATTGCTCAATTGATTGCAGAGTTGAGGCAATCAGGAGCAGGAATAATTGGATTAAACACAATGTTTCCCGAACCAGATCGATTCGGGGGAGATCAAGTGTTGCAAAGTTGGATTCACCAGAACGGTATCGTATTGAGTCAAACAACCAGCAACCGAGGATACAAAACAACAGGACCACACATTGGTACGGCAACCATAGGCTCTTCCAAGCCTACACTATACTTGCCACAGTGGTCGAATCTGATAACTAATATACCCGATCTGGAAGATGCCGCGGCAGGCATTGGTGTTTTGGCTAGTGTGCCGCAACCAGACAACCAGACCCGCACATACCCACTAGCAGTAAATGTAGCAGACAATATATATCCCAGTTTTGTTATAGAAATGCTCAGAGTTTATACAGACAAACCCAGTTATATATTAAAGACTTCAGAGACTGGCATCAGTGAGTTTGCTGTGCCACCTTTTGACCCCATCCAGACGAACTATGATGGAACGGCATATATTAGATTTAATAATACTTTTACAGACATAGAGTATGTGCCCGGGGAGCCTTTACCAAATTTAGGTGGGAAATTTGTAATTGTGGGAGTTAGTGCAGAGGGAGTTAGTAATCCAGTGCCCACTCCCAGAGGAAGCATACTACCTCAGAATATACAGGCTCATATGTTACAAAATTTTATAGACGGGTCTAACATTATCAGAACAGATCTGTTCCCTCTGATGGAACTTTTAATTTCAATTCTTAGCATGATACTAATTGCAATAGTGGTTTATAAATTGCCCATATGGGCAAGTATGCCAGTCAGCCTGATGTTAATGAGCGGCTATGCTTATGGTAGTGTATGGGCATACTCAAATAAGCTTTGGTTAGTGGATGCATCGTTTCCTGTTTTGGCAAGTTTTTTAATATTTGCACAAGCAAGTTTCAATAATTTTTATGTGCAATTTAAACTACGAGAACAAATTAAGAAACAATTTGAGCATTACATAGCACCGGGTTTGGTAAAACGTCTGCAAAAAAATCCTGAATTGTTAAAACTGGGTGGCGAAACCAAAACCATGACTTACTTATTTTCAGACATCAGAGGATTTACACCCATATCTGAACAATATAAAACAGATCCTCAGGGTTTGGGCAGGCTCATAAACAGATACATGACTCCCATGACAAATATTACCCTAGATAATTCAGGTACCATAGACAAATACATAGGGGACGCACTCATGGCAATATGGGGAGCACCACTTGACGTCACCCAGCATGCAAATTTAGCAGTAAAAACAGCACAACAAATGGAGGTGGCGCTAGCCAAATTAAATGAAGAACTTCAGAAAGAGGGCCTATTACAACTCGGTGTGGGTATTGGTATCAACACTGGTGACGCTGTGGTTGGTAATATGGGCAGTGACAAAAGGTTTGACTATACTGTTTTAGGTGACAGCGTAAACCTAGCTGCCAGACTGGAAGGACAAACCAAGGAATACGGGGTATTCTATATGTTTACACAACAAACTTTGGATCATCTCACTGACTATGATAGTGACCAATTAGCGTTTATCGACCGCATAGCAGTAAAGGGACAGACTGCTCCGGTTGACATATATACCATAGTTAGTGTAGAATATGCTTTAGCTATTAATTGTGTAACACACTGCTACCAAAATCTCAGTTGGAGTGAAGCCCGTCAAAACCTTAAACATCTCAGAAAGCATAACGAAGTGCTTGCAGACTTGTATGATCACAGATTATCACAACCAGAGCCTGGTCCAGATTGGGACGGTGTAGACAGAAAGACAAGTAAGTAATAATATGAATACAAAAATAGGCATTATAGGCAGAGGTTTTGTGGGCAGCGCTGTCGCCAATGGTTTTGATCAAAATGTGCACACATTAATCATTGACCCAAAATATACCCAAAACACCATAGAAGACTGCAAAGATTGTGAAGCAGTTTTTGTGTGTGTGCCCACACCCGAAAAAAAGTCTGGCGATGTTGATGTAAGCATAGCAGACATTGTGTTAAGTGAACTAGATACTTTGTCCTACAAAGGGGTGGTGATTATTAAAAGCACTATCACGCCCAAGCATCTTACTAATTTTAAAAAACATCACAAAAAGTTAAAATTGGTGTATAATCCAGAATTTTTAACAGAAGCTAACTCCCTCACGGACTTTTTAAATCCCAATATGCAAATCCTGGGAGGAAAATGGAGAGACTGTGAGTATGTGGAACGTCTGTATGTCAGACACAGCAGTGTGAGAATTGTTCCAACCTTTAAAACGGACCTTATAACAGCTAGTTTACTAAAATATACTATTAATAGTTGGCTAGCCACAAAGGTAGTGTTTTTTAACGAACTATATGAACTACACAAGGCTAGCAAAACCAAAATACCCTGGGAGAATTTTGTAGACATGTTGAGTCGAGAGGACAGGGTAGGTAGCACTCACATGCGGGTTCCTGGTCCTGATGGTGATTATGGATTTGGTGGACATTGCTTCCCCAAGGACACCGCAGCCTTTTTACACTATGCAAACCAAATAGGAGTTGACCTCAGTGTGTTAGCTCAAGCAGTTGACAAGAACAAAAAACTAAGATAAAAGATTTTCTCAGCATAATTGTGCCCTAGTTGAAACACATCAGGGCGAGTTTAAAATCATCAGCTATTAGCTATTTCCAGAATGCGTTTTAATTTATCAGCACCACCATTTTTAGTGAGTGTTGAAAATGCTCCCTGATGTAAGGGTTTGGGCCATGTATTGATGTTTACCCAGGCATAACCAGCACTTTCAGAATTTAATTCAGGTATAAATTCTGTCTCTGTGACATATGCAAAACTGTAATAGTAGAATTTTTTATTCCGACTTTGATATATATCCAGGGGATTGAGCTTTTGCAAATCTGGTACAAATCCTATCTCTTCTCTTAACTCACGTTGTATGCTTTCGAAAGGAGTCTCGCCGTTTTCAATCATGCCTCCCCAGAATCCCCAGGTGTGCTTAAAACGTTTGTCTGAGTTGCGAAGCTGTAGTAAACATCTGCCAGTGTTACTTGCTAGAAAAATTACACCCGCAGCAGTGATAGTGTCAGGGATAGAGCCTCCACCAGCCTCCATTATATGTACCCTCGTAAGAACTCAACCATCTTTCTCCATCCCATTTCAATTGCTTGTTAGTATAGTTATTGGTTACAATTTGAATTGTGGAATTTTCAGAACTATCGAATGCAACTACCCATTCCTGACCATTGAATTCTATGATATCATTTTGATCTGCTTTGATTAAATTATCGCCCCAGTAATTATCGCCTCCCCAGGGAGTCGACTCTGTGATTAGATATCTTTGACCCTGCTCTGCCGCTGGTAATCCATCTCCGGGTTCTGCATCGTCTGGATTGATAATTCTGGTTATTTCTGACAGAGTGTCTGCTGGCAGAGTGTCTGACGCAATGTTCCAAATTAATTTGGAAGGATCCATGGGATGTTCTGTAACTCCACCCACAATCATGGAAAGCTCGTCGTCTAAATCGTTACTGGTGTTTATTTTAAGCAGACTAGTATCTGTGATCAACCCACCCTGAATTTCCAACAAGTCACTCCAGATAGCAGGGGTATAATCTCTGTTCAATAACTGAGCTTCGCTACCCTGTATTTTCAATCTGTAATCATTGGGAGTAATAATCATTTGCTCTGGTGTTTCTGGTATACTTCTAAAGAAGTCGTAGAACTGACTATCAAATCCATAGTCATCTACATCAGTATCTGTGAATATATTTGTAACTATGGTTTGTATAATTTGTTGGCGTTTTACCTGAGCAGGTGGATTAATCCAAATAGGAACTTCAAAAGTCATGGTTGCAATATCAATTATTTCATCTACGCCCTGAGGTATGCTGCGGTTACTCCAATTTACATCTGTTAGTGTGACTTCAAAGATACTACTCCAATCCAGAGGGTTATTGGTGCTTTGTATTTGTATACTGGGATTGAAGATAACCATGAGTTGCTCCATGATTTGAAGCTTGGTGTCTGTATTGGGAGTCCATATGTCTACCTGAATGGTTAAATTATATGGCACTGGCATATATCTGTTTACTGTGTATAAATTTCCAGGTCCATTCTGATAGGTATTGGTTTGTCTGTCAAACTCTCGTTCTGCTACTTGAATAGTATCCACATTATAAGGCTCTTGAGTGCGGCTTTGTTCATATTTCAGACTTTGTATGGACACGCTTATAAATGGGGTGGAATTAATGATGTTTTCTGAGTTGTTTCTCATTATGTGTGTTACCATACGACTACTATCAGCATATCTACAAGGCACACGGTTATAATTTACACCTTTGTCTGTGTATTCTCTGACATTAAAATGACTAAAAATTCTGATTAACTGAATCAAATATCTGCGAATCTGCTTGTCATACCACCAGTCCAGATTTTCGGATTTACCATCTAAATTGTTGTATTTTCCTGCCATTATTTTCTCTTTTTGCGTCCACTACAGTGCGCCCTCTGACTAAAGCCTTTGGGGTTGTTGCAATTTATGCTCCGCTTATATTTCTTGGACCATTTTTCTGTAACTATTTCTGATATCTTCATAATAGTAAGCTCTTTCTTCTGCAAATTGCCATCTTCCTTCCAGATATACCACCAATCTTCCTGTGTGTTGATCAAACGTATATTGTTTTTCCACAGGGCTGGAAATTTCCTTCACTAAAATTTTATCCGACATTCTCCAACCTCTGCATGAGTCTTTCGGCACGATTAGTTACTTGTTTATACCATAAACTATCTCTGCCCTCAGTAGCCGCTGTTTTCCAGTCACCGTCTAAGATAGCAGCATGCATCTTTTTAAATTTACTAAGTCTGGTTCTGCCCATGTTAAACATCATGTTAACCAATATCTCCTGGACCTCTCCTGGCAAGTTTCCAAATTCGCCGTCACTGTATAGTTTTTCACACTCTGAGATGGAGGTGTCCAGGTCTTTTTCGAAACATTCTTTGACTCTTTCTTCTGAGACTTGTGTTCCTTCTGGTTGCCCTGATTCTGGGTCTGTGTCGAGCACGAGATGGCCGACACCAAATGTGGGGTAGCCAAGGTGGTCGAGATATATTTCATACTCTACTCCTTCGTCGATTTTAAGTTGCTCATATATACTTTGTCTGTTCACTTGTTAATCCTCTAGTTTTCTGTTTCTGGGTTTGGTATCAGTTCTGGGCATCACTACCTGACTCATGTTGGTCTTTTCAGGTTCCTGAGTTTCATCACTGTTGTGTCTGATGTTATCATTATTAATGAAGTTTTTAAGTGTACGATTAGCACTAGTCCACTTTTCACGAGTTTGATCTTCCATTCTGACCCAACGATTGCCTGATTTCTGGAATAACCTATCAGGAATAAAATCGGTTCTCAGGAAGTAATCTCCATCTGACACGCCTGATTGTGGGAAAGTATCACCACTTCCCACAATGGTGCCACCTACCAACATGTCAGAACTGCCGTCTCCTTCCAGTGCAATACTGGGCGGTGTGGGCAGTGCAGGATCGACATATAGATGACCACGTTCACGAGTGTGTGGCATGTGTGGCACATCAATTTCTGCTTGTTCCATGACTCTGTCCTGAGCACGCAGTTCTGTCTGGTAAGTGGAAATTAAATTACGCAGATCTTCAGCTTGTTCGCCTGTGCCCAATATGTCACGGTATTCCTGAGAGTCTGTAATGGTGCCCAGTTTAACTCTCCATAAATGGGGCCACCATCTGGGATCATAGCCTTCAGCGGGCCTGGTTCCTTCCTTTACTACTAAAAATCTGTTTACGGCGTCCTCCTTGCCCAATAACAGGTCGTCACGCAAATGGGGAAGTTCTAGCACATCACCAGGCATGAGTTTACGGCCCAGTGTGCTAACCATCGACTCAATATGAAAGTTCATAAACATGGTATCGTTAGCTAAAAATGCTCCAAATTGTGTAAGGTCAAAACTGTCGTTGTCTGCCAGAGCATAAGCACCACGCATCTCATATAGATCCTTGCTGTACTTACGATCACGGTTTTCCAGGAATAGCAAATCCTGTATGAACACCTCGCTGGTATCCACTGCACTACTGGGATTGGTTGGGTCCCCCTCATAGGGAGTTTCAGTAATACCCAGATATTTGTGTACAATTACACCAGTGCCGCCCGCAAAGACATTCTCGCCCACAATACGGTCGATAAAATCATAATCGTGTGTTTTGGTCTTGTTCCATAAACTAATTCTTGGCATAGCACTATTTATCCGGTTGACAGACTCAAACGTCAGTGTTAATATGTAAAAATACAAGGAGTAAATATGCCATATATAACACTGAGTTCGGACGCTGAAGGTCACAACATGGTAGAAATCCATGAAAGACGACCAAGTTGGGTAGTAATAGAAAATGCCAGCACGATGTTGAAGGTTGATTTGGAAAAGTCCAGCACAGATAACATTTATTCAGACATCAGAGAATTAGCAAAAGCATTGGAGACAAAGTAAATGGCCAACAATAAAAAACAGTTTTCTGCAGGTGGCATCAAGATGCCTGACTACAAAATTATCAAGTCAGACATGAAACCCATGAGCATAGGTGGAATGAAACGTGACTATAATCGCCTAATGATCGAGGCATTGTGGTATACACATCAGGAGGTTCCTGCTAAAACTCTCAAAGCAGAATTTCTGAAGTTTGCAGCTACTGTGGACAAAGACAAGGCAACAGAGCTCAAAAAACTACCTGACTATGCTTTCCAGACCTTTGGCAAGTATGCCTATATTGGCAACAAGGGCGCTGAACTCAGCAAGGAACATTCGGAAGCATTAATTAAAGGCATCGATAATTTGCTAGAGATGCACCCACAGCAAGATGAACCCCAAGAGGAAGTTGTTGAGAAGCCCGCTGGCAAAGTCATTAGTATCCAGGAGCGTATGCGACAACAGGTGAGTGAACTGTGTGGTCAGTGGGACGGATATTTGGACGACTGGAGAGATGGAGAATATGATCTCAAGAAGTTTGATCCCTATAAAGAGATGATTTCATATCAGCCTGCTATCAAACCTGCCCATGCTAAAATCATTCAGCAGATGTATGAAGCAGAGTATCAGGAAGCACAAGAGCTGGTAGCCTGGGAAGATGAAGACATCAAAGAAGCATATAGCCAGTTTACTGGCAGAGCACAGGACCGCAAAAACTTTTTAAAGTTTTATGAGCTTATCATGACTGCTACCAGCACACTAATCAATACTGGCAAAGCTAACCGCAAACCCAGGACGCGCAAAGCACCCAGCAAAGAGAAGTTGGTTGCCAAGGTCAAGTATCGTGAGTCAGATCCTGCTATTGGATTGGCGAGCATCAACCCTGTGGGCATCCTGGAAGCCAACGAGCTGTGGATATACAACACTAAAAACCGCAAGCTCATGCACTATGTTGCTGAACCCATGGTGGGCGGTTTGGGTGTAAAAGGCACAAGTATCGTGGGTTTTGACAACAAGAAAAGCACACAAAAAACCATCCGTAAACCCGAAGTTCTTAAAGGTGCTGATAAATTAGCCAGAACAAAGTTTGAGAAGCTTTACAAAGAGCTTACCACAACTGACACAGCCTGTAACGGCAGAATCAATGAACACTGCATCATAATCAAGGCGTTCTCCTGATAAATACATTTATCAGGAGACAACATGCCACAAGATACCATAGGATTTCGTAACAGAGAAGAACTCATCAACTACACTCGCCTAAGATTGGGTGAGGGCATGGTTGATGTAGAATTAGATCGCGAACATTATGACATGGCCATTGATAATGCGCTGAGCATGTATCGCAGGTTGAGTTCTGGGGCAGTCCAAAAAAGTCATGTGTTTCTGGAAGCACAGACAGACACCAACGTCTATACGCTACCAGAGGAAGTCATGGTTGTAACCAGACTATGGCGCAAGCAGGCGGGCCTTAGTGGTGGCCTTATTGATAATGGTGGGGTAATTTTTGATCCGGTTTATGGGGTTTATCCGCCTGGAAGTTCAGGAGCTGGCGGTGGTGTCTTAAGCATGGTAAATGCAATAGCCATGTATCAGGAAACTGCACAGTTTGTGCTTGCTGCTGAATATGATTGGTTATGGGATCGTGTCAGCAAACGACTCACTATACTCAGAAGAATCACTAGTGACGAGGAAATTTTAGTTGCTGTGGAAAACTTTATACCCGAAGCAACATTGTTGAGAGATGTATATAGTTCTGATTGGCTAGCAAATTGGACCCTGGCAGCCGCTAAGGTTACCCTGGGAACAGCCAGAGCAAAATACACCACAGGACTTCCTGGTCCGGGCGGCGCTATTCAATTAGATGGAGAAGCGTTAAAACAGGAAGGTTATGATGACATGGAAAAACTCAAGCAGGGTATTTTCCTCTATGAAGAAGGTTCCAGACCATTGGATTTCCTCATAGGATAATTTTAAAAATATAAAATACACAGAGGTTAAAAATGATCATAGGCATAGTGGGTCACATGGGATCTGGAAAAGATACTGTGGGCAAATACATTACACAATCGTTAGGTATATCCTCTTGCACTGACAGTTTTGCAGCGCCACTCAAGGATCTGGTATCCAGCATATTTGGATGGCCCAGAGAATTGCTGGAAGGAGACAGTCTGGAAAGCAGAGAATTTCGTGAAACACCTGATATTTTCTGGACTCGCAAAACAGGCATAGATCATTTTACTCCCAGATTAGCTCTGCAACTCATGGGCACTGATGTTCTCAGAGATCATTTCCACAGCGATATCTGGATTAACAGTCTGGAATACCGATTACGTAAAGTGCCTAATGCTAAAACAGTGGTTGTCACAGACGCTAGATTCACTAATGAATTAGATATCATAAAGCATTTATGTGGTACCATAATATGGGTCCAGCGTGGTGAATTACCTGATTGGTATGAAATTGCTGTGGAAGCCAACGGTGGAAACGTTGTGAGTAAACGCATAATGACCACCAGATATCGTGATGTTCACCAGTCTGAATGGAATTGGGCTGGTTATCCAGTAGATCATATTATCAGAAACACTGGTACCCTGGAAGATCTCAAACATAAAACTGAGCAAATTTTATTTCAGATCCAGAAACAACAAAAACAAGCCTGACCTATTTATCTTTTCAGTTAAAATTTATTTCACAGATATTCTAATCAGGCATGATCTGACGTGTTTTGGATAAATATAACTAACTTATTACTATAGGAGAGTTATTATGGCAACATTAGTATCACCTGGAGTGAGTATTAGCGTAACTGACGAGAGTTTTTACGCAAGTGTAGGCTCAGGAACAGTTCCTCTTATTATTGTAGCAACAGAGGAAAACAAAACATCATCAGACGGCTCTGGTATTGCACCTTATACAAAACCAGAAAATGCTGGCAAAGTTTTTAACATTTCCAGCCAACGAGAATTACTCATCAATTATGGAAATCCGAAATTTTACACCAGTGGCGGAACACCGCTTCATGGTTATGAATTAAATGAATATGGACTGGAAGCAGCCAGAAGTTATTTAGGCTTTGCTAACCGTGCATATGTGCTCAGAGCAGATATAGATCTAGCTAAACTAGCACCCAGTGCAACACCCCCCACACAAGCGCCACAAAACGGCCAATGCTGGTTGGATATCAATAATACAACCTGGGGCATTAAGCGCCGTGTGAGCGGTCAGTGGGTATTGCAGAGTGCTGTGGTAGTTCCTGCAGCTGATATAACCACAGAAGGTGTTCCCACTACTGCTTATGGTGTTGATTACGACATTGGTGTGGTTTACTTTACCTCCACAGGAACAACTGCTGATACAATTAAAATCTGTGAAAGACGTTCGGGTGCATGGTTTGTTATTGGCGAAACTGCCTGGAACACTGCTACTACTAACGTACTGCTTATCAATGATCATCTTAATATCCCTGCAACTCGTGCTGATGGTACATCTCTCAGAGAAAATGATATGTTCCTGCAGACATCTGCACCCAATCAGGGCACCACAGTAAATGTAAAAGTTTACAATTCTAGCACTGGCGAATGGTTAACAGAAGAAACATATGGTTCCAGATATAGTAGTTCTGCATACTCATATTATTCCAGTCAGGGTGGTCCTGTGGATGGTGATTTATGGGCTGATTATGACGAAACGCCTCTGGCAGAAATCACACTGCGTAGCTGGGAAAATGAATCCACTGGTTTGGACAACATTTTTTATAGTTCTGTTATCAACCCTACTGACCCGCTGTTTGAATTAGCAAGTCATATCAATAGTCCTGGCACAGCAGCTATGTGGATATCCATAAATGATAGTGGTGTGTTTGATTCTAATGGATACATTCCTGTATTCTTTACAACAGATTCCAACAACGATGGTTTTGCTAGTTTGGCTGATGCTGTAAGTGACATCAATAATAGTATCTCAGGAGCCACCAATTCTGATCTCAGAGACAGTCTCAGGGCAGAAATTATTAATGGTAACCAGATTAAGTTTACTCAGGCAAATGGCTGGCAAGTAAAGTTCTTCAATGGAACAATTCCTGGCTGGGCTCCTAGTACACTGGGATTGCAATATGGCACACTGGGTAATACAACATCTGCGTTTGCTTACTCTGAATGGGCTGCGCTTCCATATGTAGCTAGTAATACTGCTCCATTGGGTGAAGTGGCAGATAAAACAGTTTGGTATGACAATGTCATAAGCAATGATAACATTGATTTATTGCTAAACACTGGTTCTAGTTGGACAAGCTTTAATGGTGATGTTCAAATACAGGTGACAGCGCCCACAACTCAATCCACCGGTGGCACTTTGTTAGTTGGTGATGTATGGATCAGTACTGACAATTTGGAAGAGTATCCTCGAATTTATCGTTGGAGCAGCACTGGATGGGCCTTGGTAGACAATGCAGATCAAGATACTTCATCAGGTGTAGTGTTTGGTGACTTTAGATCTACAGCTAATGGCGTAATGTTCACTGACGCACCCAATCCTGCTTTATACCCAACTGGTATACTTGCCTGGAACATGATTGCAAGTGGTGGTACAATCCGTGAATGGGACGAAAATGCAAATCGTTGGAGAACAGTAAGTGGTTTAAAATCAGACGGTTCACCATACATGCTGAGACACGCTCAGAGAAACATGGTAGTAACTGCCATGCAGGGCGCACTTAACGCAAATGAAGATATCCGTAACGAAGGATTGAGATTTAACCTTATTGGTTGTCCAAACTATCCTGAGCTCATGGATGAAATGGTAAACCTAAATGTTGATCGCAAGGAAACTGCGTTTGTAGTTGGCGACACCCCCATGCGTTTGCCAGCAGATAACACTAGTATTGCTAACTGGGCAACCAATGCAAATAATGCTACAGGCAACGGCGAAGATGGCCTTACCCTGGCTAATCCCTATGCGGCTGTTTACTATCCAAGTGCACTGACTTCAGGCCTGGATGGCACAGACATCTTGGTTCCACCAAGCCATATGATTCTCAGAACCATGGCTTACAATGACCAGGTTGCATATCCATGGTTTGCTCCAGCAGGCTATCAGCGTGGATTGGTAAGCAATGCTACTAGTGTGGGTTATCTGGATGCAGAATCCAATGAATACAAGCCTGTGGCACTGAGTCAGGGCCAGCGTGATAACTTGTATGTAAACAAGGTTAACCCTATTGGCACATTTACTGGCCGTGGTATTGTTGTGTTTGGTCAAAAGACACTGAATCCGGTGTCAAGTGCACTGGATCGTGTTAACGTAGCACGTTTGGTTAATTATATTCGTGACAGATTGGATGAGGCAATGCGCCCATTCCTGTTCGAGCCAAACGATGAAATTACACGTCAGAATGCAAAGACAACTGTCGACAGATTCCTGGGACAATTGGTATCTGCCAGAGGTTTATTTGACTATCTCACAGTTTGTGACAGCTCAAACAACACCCCAGACAGAATTGACCGTAATGAATTATGGGTGGATATTGCTATCCAGCCAGTGAAGTCCATAGAATTCATATACGTGCCAATCAGAATCCAGAATACGCTGGGCGAAACTGGGCAGTAATTTTTATTAAAAACAATAAATCGGGGGCTTCGGCCCCCTTTTTTATCTATAAACACTGTATATAATA